TGTGTGCCGTATGGGAATCGAACCCATGTCCTATCGCTTATAGGGCGATTGCTGAAACCAGCATCAGCAAACGGCACAAAGTTCGGATCTCAAGAGCTCCTTGTACTTCGGAGCCAGCGAAGTATGAAAGACGATCGATCAACCGCTTGCAGCGGAAGCACCTTCGATGTTTCTTGAGATCCGAACTGGCGCTGTCAGAGGGAGTCGAACCCACATGATCCAATTACCCTTTCATCTGGATAGAAGCCAGAGGGGATATGACAGCAATGATCTGTAGGTTCATCGCCTACAGATCATGAGGGTTCGTTCGCTAACTGTACCCACAACAATACGTTTGTTTTACTAAGTGCGATGCGTAACTTCGCACGGCGCGGACGTTCTAGACCGCCGCACCTTTTGTTAAACGCCTTGAGCTGGAGATGGGAATCGAACCCACAACCCTTCGCTTACAAGGCGAAAGCTCTACCGTTGAGCTACTCCAGCACTGGCATCGCGAAGATTGCTCCTCGCGATGCCCCCTTATTATGCTCCCGTCGTGACGGGATCGGCCCGTTTTGTTTTCAGGTTTTATACTCTGGATCTAGGTTGGGTACAACCATGGCCCGCATATTCGATTCGTCCAGAGCATAGAAACCGACGTTTGCTGCATAGCCGGTCAGGGTTACATAAGACCTCCAGTGAGTCCTTTATGCCTATCGAACTCGTCGCGTGAGGGTGAGCCCCGCCCCCAACAGATACCCTCTCTCGCTGCCAGTCATCGTGTCCGATGAATGAGGGCTACCACATCTACGTACTCAGGGGATCGCATTCTCACGAATTCAGATCAGGGCGGTCCTCGTGCGAAGTGCATCATGGCCTCCTCAGTCGTTTACGGAGACGTGTTCGGGCGATTCGCGGCAGAGGTCATCGGTCGTGACGCAGCGCATCCCGTCGATGTGCATGTAACGCCCACGATTTGATCCTGCGGGCGTTTGGAGGAGATACTCATCGAAAGCCTGTTCGGCGAATTCCCGCTCTTCGCGCTCCACGTCTTCGTAGTATTGATCTACGTACCACTTGGGGATTGGCATGTGCGACTCCTCAGAACATGAAGGTCCAGCGAGGATCGGTCGTGACCGTCTCCGCGATGTCTGCAATGGCGTGCCAGGGCGAAGCGTACTTGAGCATGTACACCTCGTCGTCACACCAGCCGATGATGAGGATCATGTTATGGCCCGCCGTAGACGCCGCGGTCGATGTCTTCCCCGAAGACCTCTTCGAGCGTCCTGGGGTTGGTGAGCCCGCCCCACTCTCGAGGGGAGCGCCGGAACATGCCGCGAGGCACCGCACCCTTGCCGACCTTGCGGCGCTGAGCGCGGTTGGGCCACAGTCCGTTGGCGTAATCCTCGCTCGTGAACTGGCGCATGTACTTGAGCTGCGCTCTGGTGTAGAAGCCAGCCTTGAGCTTGTGGGGGAAGAGCATTGGCATGATCTTCTCGCGCCCTTCGACCAGGGTACGCATCTCGCGACGCCCGCTGGTCTTGTGAGGGTGGTTGGGCTTGCCGGTCTCGCTGAGCGTGATGGCCGACTCTCTGCGCCACCACTTCCAGCTCTTCCTGCCGAGCTCCCTGGCGATCTGCTTGTCGATCGCGAGGGTGTTTGCGTTGGTGTGGTTGATGCGCTGGTGCTCTTTGTTCGCTTCGTTCATTGGAGTTTCCCCTTGTTGAAGATCACCATCAGAGAGGTGATCAGAATGCCAGAAACGAGAAGTTGGAAGTAGTGGTACATCAGATCGGCGACTTCTTCTCGATATCCCTCGAGAACTTCTCGACGCGACCGTCTTCCATACGGATCTCTCCGTGGAAGTGTCCGAGCATCGAGCCGAGGCTCTTGGCGATGCGAATTGCATCGACATCGGAAGTGCCGCGCTTGAGAAGGATCGGAGTTACGGGATTCAGAGGGGTTCCGATCGTCTCTCGACCAGACACCTCACCGCCGAAACGAATCTCTGTGAGCTTCATGTGAACACTCCGATGATCTGCCTGAGTTGGATGTTGTAGCGAAGGAACAGGTAGATGATCTTTCGTCTCATGTGGACAATCGCAGGGAATCGAACCCTGATTCAGAATTACACCTTCTGAATAGCCGACCTTCGATCGTGATTGGGTGGGTCAGCGAGAGGTCCACTTCATGTTGAGGTTGGCCATGTCCTCGCTCAGCCGCCGCTCGTTGAGCCAGCGACCGGCGAGGTTCTCGGCCCAGGCTCGAGTCATCCTCTGGTTGACCGTCTGGGTCTTCTTGGTCTTGACCTTGGACTTCGAGCTCGGGGCGTTGGTGAACGAGTTGATCACCATACGCCCCTTGAGGTTGCCGAAGCTCGGCGAGAAGCCCGCCGTGTTGGGCTTGCCCGAGTAGCCGATGCGGGTCGCATGGCTCGGGGCTCCCTGGATGATCTCCTTGACGATCGGATCGGAGAGGTCTCCGCAGAGGATCTTCTTGGCCAGTTCGTTGCGAGCGTTCTTCTTGACGATCTTGGTCAGTCGAGTGGTCATGATTGACTCCTTGCGACAGAGTTGGCTGCGAAAGCACACGCATGTCGCACCATGCGCTTTCGCTCTTCTCCTGATACCAGACTTCGGAACATGCCTTTGAGGGTTGCTCCGATTCCGATCTCCCCATCGAAGTAGGGTCTGACCGATCGGAAAAGATACTCTGAGTCTGTTTGTTCGAGAACACGCTCGGCATTGTCCAGAGGAATGCCGAGCACGATGTTATCGATCGGACCCCAACTCACCAACGAGAGAGGTACAATCCCCACACCGTCCCGAAGATCCCACAGACCGCGATCAACCTCTGGACAGTTCGATCTCCTTTTGAACTTGGAGAGGCCGCGAAACCGTCGCACCAGAGGGTGCTCAGCATTGCCTTGTTTGGCTGTGATCTTTGAGAAGAGTTCTCTCGAAGCAACGAGGATCGAAGGGATCTCCCCTGTAGCGGGGGACATGATTACATCCCCCGTCGGAGTAGTTACTCGCTCGCGTTGCTCTTTGGAGAGTTCTCGCCAAGCAAGGATTCCATCGTAGTGATAAGCCGAAGCGAGCAGCTCAGCACGAGATGGATTCCGATCGAGTCTTCCAGCGACACATTCCTCACACCCAACAGTTTTTACACCATTGCGAATGCAAGGACAGAACCACTGATTTGATCCTGTCCAATCAGGGTGCCAGTGTCCGTTGGACGAGAGTGCCTCTTCGACACTCTTGCGCTCTCTTCCACTGTAGGAAGAGATGATTGTTGCGATCTCTTCCATGGCGGCTCTGATCGGGGGTCGAACCCGAAATGCCCCCTCTAAAGCGCTTTAGAGGCAGAGCCTTGTGGTTGGAATAAGTCAACCCTCCCCCTCTCCCACCACGTTAGGAGAGGCAGAGTTACGCTTTCGATCGGAGGTTCCCTCCATGCACCGCATACAAACCGACAAAGCCTCACCCTGCACTCGCGTCTACACTGCGCGATCCGTCTGCATCGTGATGGCCACTCCGATGTAGCGCTCAGATCCGTTGTTCGTGAGCCGGTTTCTTTGGCTGCGATTGTTCGGTTTGTAGAAGAGGTGGATTAGGAGTCTGACTTCCCGATCTTCTACGTCGAGGTTTGCAGTCTGCGGAGATAAGCAACCCGTTAGCGAAGAAACGCTCGTTGGGCCGGTGTCACGAAGCGCCGCATCACTTCGCACATGGCTACATACACTCACCTGGGGTTGTCTCAAACCCCACTCCTCAACGGCATTGCCCGAAGGGTAGATCTGAAGTGCAATGCGCCTTATCGAGCATCCCACACCTCAACCGATCTTTTGCACCATTGCCAAGTGTCGGTTGAGAGCGAACAGCACACACCGCAAGTGTATACAGTGGGATGCTCGATAAGGCCCATCGCGGGCCGAAGGTCATCTCTTCTCCATGTCGCTCATGATCGCGTTGCGCATCTCCGCGAGGATCTCCGCACCTGCCTCGCGCTCGGCCTGGACTTCGATGGCTGCAACCAACTCGTCCATCTGATCAGCCCAAGGCCCCGCACAGATCCTCTGTGCGATGCTCTTGGCGTTGGGGAGCTCGTGCTCGGGGCACGTTACGATCACCTCGTTCTCGTAGAGGTGGTTGATCCACTCGTCGTAGTTCGCGACCCAGGTCCACCCATCGGGGAGGATCGGGTTGGGGAGTGAGGTCTTCCCAACCCGACAGAGCGCCGCGTTGGGAATGTAGCTCGGGACATGATGTCCGAGGCTGCGGACGAACTCGGCGCTCACACCATCGCCGACATCGTGAAGAACTTGCTCGCTCATGTCACCTCCGCACCGTGTACGCCGGGAGGTCATCGTCGCGCTCGACGACGCCAAACGAGGTGTATGCCTCATACTCGCCATCAGCGTCTTCCCGCGTGACGGGTTCGCCTACCGTCACGACGCGCGTGCGTCCACGGGCGCACAGGATCTGTCCCGACATGAGCGCCTCGGGCGGAACGTCGGGGATCGCGGCGAGCGCGACGCCTGTGCGTGCGAGCACTCGGCCACAGAAAGACTCGGGGGTTTCGACACGCGCGGCGATCTCGGCGGTGATGGTTTCGTGCGCGAGCGTTTGAATCACGGTGTTCATGTTCGTCTCCTCTTATTTATCCGATCCAGTACGATCCAGCTCCGGCACGGCGCAGGATCTCCTCGGCGTCAGCGCGATGTACAGCGTCGGACGCAATCGCAGACGTAGCCCGACGAAGAGTGCGGCGGGTCGGGCGAAGAGATCCACGCCCGCACAGCAGACTCCAGTCGATGCTGGATTCGCTCATCGGTTTTCCGCAGAAGGTCATCATGTGTGATGGGGCGTCCGATTGAACCGAACACCCACAACATCCGCACGGTCGGATCATTATCCATTCTCCTGAACTCGGCGCATCGGTGCAGTCTCGAATGTTGAAGGCTCAAGGTCTGTATCGACCCCCTTCAACCGGCAACGTGCCCGATAGAAGATTCCATTGAGCGGAGCAGCGCTTTCGCAGGCGACCTCTACGCCCCAGTGCTCGTTTTCGCTGACGAGAGTCTCACCCTCGTTGGGCTTGGCGAAGCTGATGCCCGTCAAGCCCATGATGGCCCAATACAGAACGTTCCAGTCCATTCCACACCTTTCAGGGAGGGGGTCTCCCCCTCTAGGGACAGTGCTTCTGAGGCTAAAAAAAACGGCTCCAGGGATTCGCACCCTGACTCCCCCTCAAGCGAGTTTGTAGCCGACCCTTCGGTTTCGGCGGGGATGCTTCTGTTACAACAGAACCGTTGGAACTCCGAACGGGGATCGAACCCGATGGGTCGCTGTAACCAACGACCCATCACCAGATCGGAGAATGGGGGCAGGAGAGGGTCAGGAAGCGGCGGGCGGCTCGGTGAGCTCGGCGGCGGTCACGTCGTCGAGCACGATCACGTCGTCGTCGCCCTCCATGGTGTATTCGACCGTGTACTTCCCGCTCGTGCGGTCGATCGCGGACACGTACACCTCGAATCGCTCGCCCCCCTCGACACCCGCCGGAACGTACAGGGCGGTCTCTCCGACTCGCGGAACCCACGCTTCGGGAGCCTTGGGAGCGGGGGGCGGCGGAAGCCGCTTGACCGAATCCTTCGGAACCGTGAGGGACTTGCCCTCGCTGAGCTCGACGTTGAACGTGCCATCGTCGTTGATCTTCGTGACCTTGACCCCCACGAGGGGATCGATCACGATGCGCCGCACCTTGAGCCTGTTGACCATCGAACGGCCCGCGTCGGTCTCGGTCGGGATGACCATGCTCCCGACCCTGACCAGGTTCAGGTTGAAGTGATCGGGGGTGACGGTCCCGATGATCGGGTCGAGCTCGGCGGCGGTCGAGACCGCCCACGCGGCGATGCGGTCGGCCACGTCGTTGACGGGGATCTCCGACCGCTTCAACGCGGACAGCATCGCGGCGAACCCCGCACCGATGGAGTCTCGAGCCGCGCACCAGTCGCGCCATCCCGAAGGAACGGACGCGAGTCGCGCCTTGGCGACCTCGCCCGCTTCGAGCGCCCTCCCGCGCCTCGTGTTCGGGCGGTCTCCGTGACTGTCCGGGGAGATGGTGCCGGGAGCCCCGGCATCCCCGTTGACGCTCGTCCCGATCATCACGGGCGGACAGGTCACGGGGATCTCGTCAGGGAGCCGACCCTTGATCGGGTCGTCGAGGAGTTCCTTGAGCCGTTGCGTCCATGCGAGCGCTTGCTCGGCGTTACAGGCATTCGGGTAGGTGAGCGGACGGAGACCGCTCGGGCAGGTCTTGCCCGTGCAGAGGGGGTGCGCGCTCCGACCGTGTGCGAGCCTGTACGTGTCGAGCTCGGCGTCGGTCGCGACCCGGCTAGACCCCTGGACGTACGTGTGTCCGATGCATTGCAGGGTGAACCCCGCCGCGTTGAGCGCCTCCATGGTCACGCCCGCACGGCGCAACCGCTCGGCGCAGTCGCACACGGACGCGATACCCTCGCTCGCGAGGGTATCGCGGGCGGTTTCTCCCTGCTTGTGAGGGATGCCGCGGGTCATGGAGTCACCCGCGAGAAGGGCGCGGATCGCGCCCGCGGGAATACCGATCAAACCACTCATAGTTCTCTCCTACTAGATGTGCCGCAACGTGCGGCGTTGCTGGACGGAAACGCCCACTGCTATTCACGATATACAACCGTGACGCTGCTGAACTGGCTCACCATAGACGAGCACTTCATCCCTGAACTCCTTTCCGAAGACAGATGTACGCCCCGAGCGGGACGATCACCCATGTCAGGACCATTGCGATGGTGTGTTCCATGACCAGCTATTGAAAGATGCGGATGTAGTCTTTCAACAACATCGGCGAATTCCTTTCGTTCGTTTTCCAGGGTTTACAACCGGAATAGGCACCTTACTCGCGTTGTACGTTCTGAAAAGAACGCTGTACGCAAAGGCTCACAGACCATGTTGGAAACCCTGGAAAACGAACGGTGATTAGACCGTCGTTTCCCGCAATGGGGAGCATGAACCGAGCGCGTGTGCATTGCGCCAGATAGCGCGCATCCCGTCTCGATTCTTCTCACCATTGCGCCCATAACGGGCATCGCGCACCCAAGGCGCGCTGTTCTGCGTTGTGTGTTGTCGAAACGGTCGCACGGTAGGTCGGCGCTTCGTGTACCCTGTTTCACATCGACGCTCGCTCCGCTTCAACACCGTTCGCAGGTTTCGGAATAGACACTCTGGCGAGTAGTATGACTCGCTTAGACGCACAGACCGTTACCTGCGTTGTGTGTTGAGACATTGCAAACGCCCGTTACGCTTAGGGCATTCCGCACCGAGCCTACCGTGCAACCGATAGGTTCGTTCTCTGAGGTCATGACCCTTCACTTCGGGCATGCCTCGCCGGTATGGTTCTTTCACCATCCGACCGTGGCTCGCTCGAACGTGCTACCAGCAATCCCCGGACAAACCCGGAGACCGCCGCACATTCGAGGGTATTGCTTCCCACAAGCACCTATGCACCGCGCATAGGAACGGCAACCTTTCGATTGCAGCCGTTCAGGTCTTACTCGCGTCGTCGGGTTTGACCCCGTACCGATGCACCGCCGTCGCCCCTTGCGGGCGGGCACTTGTGCTCCGGTTCCGTGCTACGTGCCACGGACGCGCTTTCAGCGCATACAGCCGTTGGAGTCCCTTTGCAGGGACTCGGAGACACCTGTACGGGGGTCGCCGATCCATCGTGGGGTGCGTCGATAGCGCCCTAGGGTCGGTTGGGCCGTACAGGGAAGGCATCTGCGATCCTATCCCTTCGAGCATGCATAGCAGTGGCTCGTGCGCCGTGAGGCTATGAAGGGGGTCGGCTCGCGCCGTTCCTACAGTGCTCTGGCTTCTCGCGCCGTAGTCCGCTTAGAGGCGATTACCGCCGTAGCAGATTCCACGTATCGAGATTAAAGGCTCGGCACCGTAGGGGAGCGCATGGCTCGGGACTTGCATCCCGCGCACCGTGCGCCCGTCAACCCGCCTACGCTTCACCGCGTGGGTTCGGGCACCGCGGATTGCGCCGCGGTGAACCCCACTAGTGCAGAATCGATGCCAACCGCACAAAACACCTAAAAACAAGGCACTTGAGTGTTTTCAGCGGAAAACAAGGCACTTCGTTGTAACCGCTTGAAACCATTGCACTTTTCACGGAAAACGCACCCTTGCACCCCTTCAAACTTGAATTCCAGACATTGCAAAAGTGAAAGGTTGGAAACCGCTTTAATTCCAGCTACTTACGGCACCATACGTGGCAAAACACCACGATTCAAGGGTTTTCACTTTTGCAATGCTCCGGGTGCGTTTCCTCCCGTTTCCCACTGCTAGGCTTATTGGGCGGGGTCTAGGGGGGTGTTGGCTACCCCCCTACCTACCCCCTCGCTCCCTGCCATTCTAGGCCCCTTCTAGCGCGTTCTAGGGGCATGTTTTGGGGGTGTCTCCGACCCCCTGTTCTAGCCTCATGCTCCGCCCCTGGCAGGGGCGGAGCATTCTCTCGATTCTCCCCACTCTCCTAGCTAGTGGGGGGAGGGGGTTTTTCCAGCCTAGAGGACCAGGAGGGGTACCCCTCTCCGAATGAATCTAGATTTTCGGAAATCAGTGGCAGTGATTGCCAGCTTATGCTCAGGTTACGAGGCTAACCTTGCTTGACTTGGGCTTCTTGGTTCTCAAAACCAAACACTCGTACGAGGTCTGACGGAAAAAAGTTACGCTATTTTAGGAACAATCGACCGAGGGCTTGTCGATTGTTTGTAACCTCTTGTTTTACAGTGTTTGGGGAGGGTAGTCCGAATGTACAGGGGTGCGGTAGGCAGCTCGGAGGAGCTTTTCGTAGTAACCTTCCTTGAGGAAGGGTGCCCAGGTCTTGAGATCCTCAAGACGAGCAAGAAGGATCAGCTTGTCTCCGCAATTACGGAAGTGCTCTTGCAGAGTTGGGTCCAGATCAAGATGGAGACTCACTGCACCGCCTCATCTCTTCCTCAAGAAGTTCCATGTACTTCTGTTTGATCTGCTCGGACTTGGAAGATTCGAAGTTGTAGAAGCGAGATTTCAAACCATCCCGTGTCCACTTCTGCAAACGTGCAAGTCCAACTTCGTTGAGGAACTTGGATTCCAATCTGTACCTTTGCATTTCCGTTTCCAGTCCAAGTCGAGCTCTCTCCTCTTCACGTTGTGCAAGGCGGTTATCGCGAATGCTCCCTGGGTCTTCGCTCAGAGTCTTGAAGAAGGTGCGGAAGTTGTTCTCTTCTTCATCGGTAGCTGCTCTCTTGATGGTCAGGTAGTCGAGCTGAGCACCTCCGTAACCATCTGCCACGATCTCCTCTGCGATCTTTTCCAGATCTTCGCCCTCATAATTCAGATCATCTCGGGAAACTACGAAATCTATGTACCACATACGTCTTATCCTTTGTGCATTAGAGATGTAATCACGCTAGCGCAACGTGTGACAATCTCTAGATTGTTTACAGTTTCGACCATGCTACGTGCTTTGGAGTAGATCCAGGGACCATCCCCAATCCTGAAGTATGTACTTGCACGATCAACACCCATACCCTTGTTTGTTACTCCAGGCACCCCTCGGGACTTCTGACAGATTGAGACTCTCACACCGAACATCTCTGTGGTGCGAATGTCGTCGTCTCCGAACTTCCCGTGTTCCCATTTGTAGTCTGCGAATGGCATAGAAGTCCTTACGTCTGAAAAACTGAAAGGTTTCGCTCGACTCTGGAAACCTTTTTTCGTACCCTAACCCGCAAATAGGAGACTCATGGCAGTTCTAATTACAAACCCATCGGTTGAAATCTGCGCTCTTCCGTACCCTCTTCAGGGAATTCTACGTGGAGGTCAGCGCATTGTACTCTCGCAAACCCTCGCCGCGCTTGTGGCACTTTGCCCTTCGCTGGATGATGGAGCTTTGCAACTTCTGGATCTTGGTGCGAGCTACACCGGATCAAACGATGACGCGACCTTTGGTCCTGTGTCGGCATCAGCACCGTCTTACACCATCAACGATGCAACGGCAGATAACCTCTCGACAGCGATCACGCTGTCGCACACTACATCGGGAACCGCCTCAGCGGGTATTGGTGTTCGTGCAGTTCTAAAGACGGAGAACGGAGCGGGTACCGAGGTCAAGGCTGGTGACGTGGTGGGTGGTCTGGCTGTTGTCACAGCCACATCCGAACAGGGCTTTGTGGAGTTCCGCCCCGCTTATGCTGGAACGGCGCACACAGTGGGCTTTAGAGCCCGCGCAACGGCAGCTTCGGGTGTGGTTGGTGTGGAGGTTGTCCCAGGTGCTACGGGCGTTGCAGCCATCCTAGCGTCGTACGGCGAGACCAACACCTCGCTCCGTATTCGTGCAACGGGAACCGGAGCTGTTCAGCTCCGTAACCCTGCGGACAACGCAACACGCATTGTAGTGGGCGCAACGGGTATCGGATTCTACGGAGCTGCGGAAGCAGCTCAGCCGACCGCTGTAGCGGATGCTGCGGGTGGTGCTACAGTCGATGCGGAAGCTCGCACAGCACTCAACGCACTCCTTGCCCGCATGCGTACTCTCGGACTCATCGCAACCTGATTCCCATGAATAGAAAACCTGTCCGAAGCTCCAACATCAAGTCCGTCGGTTACGACAAACCTCAAAAGGTGCTTGAGGTGGAGTTTCGGACAGGCTCTATCTACCAGTACGAGGGGGTTCATCCGAACACTGCTCGTTTCTTGCTACAAGCTCCATCCAAGGGTAAGTTCTTCCACAAGAACGTCCGCACCAGTTTTCCCTATCACAAGGTGTAACATGGCAAAGAAGTCCAATCTGGTAGTAATCGATCGAGATCCCCCCAACCTTCTACTCGTTGGAATGCTACAAAGCCTCCTCGACCGTGCGAAGCGCGGGGAGATCTATGGAGCTGTTGTAGTTGCAGAAGTGAAGGATCGTCAGGTGACGATTGCGAATGAAGTCAGAAACAAGATGTCGATGATTGGCGGGCTTGAGTTCGCCAAGATGCAACTGCTGATCGATGTGGCGTCGCGCAGTACGGACGACGCCAACACCGACAGCACGAGCTGATCAAGCTCGCATGCACACGTCTCCGGTGCAATACTTCTCGTCTACTTCGTGACCCCCGCTCGATAGATCAATCACACCAGCCTTAGCTTTCGCAAGTTCGTACTCCCACTCTTCGATCGGGATGTACGGTGCTTGTGCGTACCCATGAGTCATCAGCGGAAGAAAGCTCACCGCCTTGATTCTGTGGGCAAACATGGCGATTGCCTGTGCAATCTGGTCAGCTTCGCTTGGCTTGAAGGTGATGGTGTTGGATACCATGTTGTCCGACCAGTGAGCTTGGAGTGCGGCGAGCAGCTCCATCTGCTCCCACATGGACACACCCTCTGCGGTGCGATTTGTCGAATCATCGTAAACCGGGAAGTACACGACCGAGGTTCTTGGAGAAGCACGATCCTTTTCCACACGATAGCCCGCATCTTTGCACGCCTTCACAAGCGGAGAGGTGTGATCCATGCGGATGGTGCGGAAGTAATACTTCGCCGTAGGGAGCTTCATCCCACCCTCTTCGCCAACGAGCAAAGGCACTGTACCCCCAGGCTTTACAGAGGTCACTTTGATCGACTTGTTGACCCCCAACCACTCCGAGTAGGTAGCATCCCAACGACGCACCTCGTCATAGCCAGACCTCCACCAACGAATGCACTCTTGCATTCCAAGCCGCTCGTACACCTTCCAGATTCCCATCATCGAGAGTCCGATGCGGCGATTCTTTGTCATGATCTTGTTTGTAGCCTGATCATGTGTGGGCACAAGTGTGACCGCCTTGCAGTACATATAAGCGTACTTGATGGTAGTGCAGAAGTCCTCGCAGCTCTCATGAGCATTGGGATTGAGCTCTCCAAGGCAACACAACTCTCCGTCTTCGAGAGGTTGCTCAGCACATGGGTTGAATCCGACTACATCTGGGTCGGATAGTCCGTCACCCATGCGACCATTCCCACGAATGTTCTCCATGAAAGCCACACCCGGCTCTCCGTTGGTTGCAATGCGGTTTGCAACCTCTGTGAAGTCATCCCAGACATTGAAGAGTTGTGTGTTGTTCGATGCCCAGCGGTGTGTATTCAGAGGGTGATTCTGAACGTTTGCCGAGAGTCGAACCCACTCCTCGTTACCAGAGACAATCTTGCGAATTCTTGCTTGTGCTCTGTCGATCTTGTCCTGGCAATAGATGAACACTGCGTTCGCAGCAGAGTGCCCAACCTGCTTTCTCCGGAGACTAGCAATGCGACGTTTGATGCGGGCAACTTCTGGGATTGAGTCCTCGATTGCCCGCATCTCTTCGCTCCACTTCACAAGGTCGGAAGGATCCTTCAGAGCTGCAAACTCGTTGTCTCCGTTCTCTCCGATCATGATCTCCGCAGAACGTCGGATGTTGCCCGACACCACACAAACGCCGATCTCATTGAAGAGATCTACGATGGCGGACTGTGTGATCTTGTGGTTGATGAGGGGTCTCAAGATCTCATCGACCCTACGAAGCAATCTCTCGAGGGGAGCTGATCCACTTGCGGTACCGCCAAGTGTCTTGAGTGGCGCAAGAGCCTTGCGAATCTCAGAGAAATCGTACTCAACCTCACAACATCCGGTAAAGTAGGCATCAAGCTTTGTGCGAAGAGCACTGACCCAACCTTCTCTACTGTCATCGACAACACAAACGTCGCCATCGAAAGCTCGGGGTGCTTGGATAACAAACGATCCAGATCCTCGAACGTCCGCACCCATACCAACACCGAGCATCAGGAAGTCCATGAACCTCCCAAACACCTCGGAATAGCGATTCTTGTCTTCACAGTTGTGCCAGTATTTTGTGCTCAAAAATCCGCAGTTGTTGAGCACTGCACCTCCCTTGATTTCCACGACAGGGGTACCTGCAAACTGGAGACCTCTTCCGGGCGGAAGCCATTTGAAGTCCCAGAGACGACGGAACATCTCCTGAGCCTTCTCTTGAGCTTCCACATCGTTCCAAGAGTGGTGCGATGCTCTGGACTGACGCTTGAAGACAGTCCAGGCAAACTCCACAACTCGACGTGCAGTCTGCCAGAAGTCCTCTCGCTTGGACTTCAGCTTGCGAGCCTCAACGCGAGCTTCCTTGCGAGACATCTTCATGTCTCGCATAAGGAGCTGCACAAGCTCCTCTCCACGAAGCTCTCGGGCGTAGGTTCTCACATATGCGATCTTACCTACAGGACCCCATTTAGGCTCTTTGGATTTGTATTGCTCAATGAAGTCATCATTGAGCAAGAAGCGATCTTCATCCTGAATTTTGAAAATAGGAGACGGCGAGGCAGAAGCCTTGGAACGAGACATATTCCTCCGAATGGTTGAACGGTTAGACTATCAGGTACGAGACTGGCGGGGAAGGGGTTACGGTCAGCGACGCAAACGAAGCCGACCCCACTGGACCTTCGATTCTTTTACAACTATGCGCGAATTTCTTGCACCTTCTCTTGCGATCCAGAGTGACATGAGAAGGTCTCCGGTGTGGTCTCCGGGTGTATACGCAAGCATCTCTGCAACAAGCTCTTGGATCTCTGCGTCACTACCCTCGAGCGTCCCATCGACAGATGGGAAGTACCAAAGACCGAAGCGATCTCCGTTTGGAGCTGCCATCTCCCCGGCGATGGACTCCACACCATACATAGGATCGTACTTGTTCCGACCTGTGTTGAATGGTGTAACTTTGAACTTCGCACCCGACAGGTTGAGAAGTTGGATCAAGAAGTCCTGAGCACCGTTCGACTCGACAAATACTTGGGACTTGAACCAGCTTTGCTGTTCGGCGATGTTTCGCATGATCTCCTCAGCGTCCCATCGACCCTTTTCAATGTTGAGAATCTGATACTCATAACGATCTTTGCCGCATGGCGCTTCGAGAATCGTAGTGATGACGGTAGGGTCCGAAGAAGCTTTCTTCTTCACACCAAGGTCCACTCCGGTAATCGTACGACAACCGTTCGGAATGTTCGGAACATACTCAGCTTTCTTGATAAGTATGTTCTGATTTCCCTTACGAAGAGCCTCATCGATCCACTCTTGCTTGAAGCGCTGGTCTCCGTCCCTTCGTTCTTTGAGCATGTAAAGACGCTCAAACTCGATAGGCTTCTGGTCAACATCGCGAATGTGATGGATGCGTTCCATTGTGAAACGTTCTGGATCGAGCGGGGTGCCATCCGGCCTCAGTACGGGATGCTTGATTGGATTCCAACCAGACTTCACAAGTCTGTGCATCAAGTCACCTTCGTGCCAGATGTTCCCAATCGCAATGGCCCACGCCTCATCTGTAAGACGAGACAGAGCACTCCTACGCACCCAATCTTCTGTCTTTGCCCTGGACTCCTCTGTAAGCACAGTGTCAGGGTTGTCAACGTCGTCAAGGATCAGGCCATCGAAACGGTCTCCCATGAACTTCGATCCAAGCGATACAGCTTTGACAGAAGGGTCGCGGCGGAAGGTGCTTCGCTTTACGGTGATCTGATGCTCACTCCACGTTGTCCCAGGCACAAGATCTGGGAACACCTCATGAAGTTCGATTGAGTCTTCGATGTACTCCTTGATCGTCTTGAGAGTGTTGATTGCAGAGCCTTTGGCGTTCTGAAAGATACCAATCGAAATGTTCGGATCTTTACCAAGTCGCCATAGAACATGGCCGATCATCTGAGTGGTATTGTGAGATAGAACACCTCCAGAGATGTAGCTATGCTCCTTTTCAGCGATCTCCACTGCCCAGGTATCCGCAACAGCACGTTCAACCTTAACGATCGTAACACCCTCCATAAGAGGGATGCTGTCTCCGTACTCCGTACAAGTAGGATAGAAGATCTTTATTTGAGGGGCCGGGACATAGATTAGCCAATGCGTGCGACAGTAGTAATCCTTTTTGATGTGAACGGACACACCCGCACGAAGTGCTAGCCTTCGGATCATGTCCCCGGTCTCTCGACAAGGGTGCGCAAATCCCTTTGGAGCTCGACCATTGCCAACACCAACTGTACGCCCTCGCGTCCAGATCTTTCGTGCTTGATCGCAGAAAGCTGTAACGAAGAACCCTGTAAGTAGTCGGTGCATGGAGCTTTCGGAGAGTCTCCAAACATCACTGGAAACTCCAATAGGGTATGCACCGTCAAACTCGATCAGACTTTTGGCATAAGCGGTCGGGGTGAATGACAACGGATCTGCGCTCTTGGATTGTACAACCTCGAACCAATCTTTATCGTGACTTACAAGTTCCCAGGAAGCTTGGGCAAAGACTTTGGCGCGACGCTGCGACCACCTTTCACTCTTCCAAAGCTTTCGAACATACATACGACCATTGCGAAGCTCACCCGCAAGGAGATATCCAAGGATCTCTGCTTCTTCGGGAGGTAGAACTTCGTCAGGTGTGGTGTTTTCAAGCTCCAGATGGCGAAGCGCAATAATACGCTCCCCAACTTCGAAACGCTGCGCTTGTTTCCACTCCAGAGTGTCGGCACTGCAAAGAGGGTGCTCAAGAGTTACACCGATCTTATGTCCGTTTGATAGGTGCAGACGAACAACCTCTTTTTGACCGTTCGACGAGACACGGCCATGCACCCTCATGAGCTTTGGTTCTTGGAGGTTCCAAGTGAGCAGCTCGTGAATTTGACCATCTGCAAGATCTTCAATCTTTGCCCAGGTACCATCCGAACGAAGCAGGAGGTTGCCAGACTCTTCACAGTTGTGAGTGACGGTGTAGCTCTTACCAACGAGGAATGTATGATCTGGAGAATCGACCCGAATGCACCGTGTTGGAACGGAAGGAACTTCCGTTACTTTCACAATGTAACGTTCATTACCCTTGCTTGCAGAAACGACCCCAAGCTTCTGCTTGGTGAGCTTTCGTGCAAGTTTGAACACAGGTGCTCTCGCGGTAAAGAAGATTCGATATCTTGTTCCTACGACTCGCTTGTAAAGCTTGGAGGGCTCTGCGCGCATTCTGGCTTTGAAGCCAAGAGATCGAACTAGCTCCAACACATCGTTAGCAAGGCGTTCGACACAGAACGAAACCTCGATGAAACTGACGTTATTGGATCTCGTGTAGACAGTTCCATCAGTGTCCAGAATACCTGCAAGCAACTCCCGACGTTGATCTTCCGAGGCAGTCAAATACTCAGATGGGATGAATTTGGACCCTGCTTTCCCTACGACTCCGAGCGCCTTCAGGTTCTTGCGGAACTCTCCTGTTCCGAGTTTGCACCGCAGAACATGAGGTTTTCTTTTGTCAGGATGTTCCCATTCGACACCCACGAGAGCTGCACAGCGATCTAGGATTTCACGATCGTCTTGATGGCAAGTTAGATATGGACCAGAGCTATCGCCGTCTCCAAGCCAAGCTCCAAGAACATACGGTGGAATTGTCAAAGATTTCTCTTCGTATTGCACAGGTTTCGTGATTGGAACCGACCACTGGTTACGATCACCACAAACTACGGAACCTGAAATCTCTTTTGTCGAGACAAGCCGAGGAGCCTGTTCTCTCTTATGGCGATCCTTTGAGGAATATGCAAGCCACAGGTGCTCTTCGTCCGTGCGAATAACGACACCATCGTCAAACTCCACATCATAACAACGAATGTTGTGTGTCGGGCTAACCCAGGTGACGGTTACGGGCTTGCCGTCCGATCCGAACACTCTGGAACCTTCCACAAGGTCTCCCATCGTAGACCAGCCATTTGGTGTTGGAATGCTCTCCGAAATGGGGACCCCCTTACCAAACTCGGGATAGGTCCAAACCGCAGTTCTCGAGTAAGGCTGAATTAGCTTGTGCAAAGCAACATGCTCTGGTGTCAGGTAGATCGCGCCACCTGTCTTGCCGTTCCTCAGAACGTACTGACAAAACATGGCAGGGTCGTTTCTTGCCAGAACGATCATTGCGCGCTTGTAATCGCGCTCAATCTTCATTGCATACTCAGGATCTTCCTGAGCGATATGCTTAATGAGTTCAGGATTCAGTTTCTTCATCTGTAACCTCCGATACAACCTCTGCCGTGGAATCGTAGACCTTGATACCAGCGCTTTGTGCCGCGTGGTATGTCGTCTTCAAGATGTTCTCAATGATTTTCTGAGCATCTTCTGGCGAGAGGTTCGTCAATTCCTCCTCTTCAATCGAAACAGATCCGGGCTCTTCGAGAGGACGACGTGCAATTGTACGTTCCAAGCGAGCCACAGTTTCCATTGCAGTTTGCATCTTGGTTACGGAGCTGGATAGCGTATTGATCGTGCCTCGCAACTCGCTAAGGCTCATGTCCTTGGTCTCTGTGACCTTCTTGTCGAGCTTCTCGGCCACATCTCCAAGGGTCTTAACCATGCGAAAAGCAGCCATTCCAGCAGCAACACCAACCTTTCGGTTGGCTCTGCGAATGGCAGTCTCCTCTTCTAGAGCAGAAAGTTGCTCCTTACGTGCGGAGAGGATCGCCTCCGCTTCGGCACGCTCGAGCTCCTTCTCTCTGGCATCGAATTCCTTCTCCCAAGCTCTTTGAAGGTCCATCTTCCCGGATCGATGGGGCACAATCCCAAGGATCGGAGGATTCTCCGCACGAATATCCTCGATTGCTTGGCGTGCGGTGCTCATGTAACCGTCTGATCTTTGCTGTGCTTTGGTCGGCCTACCACCCTTACCACGCTTGTTTGGTAGTTCTGCCATCTTCTGCATGGCAACACCATGCACCGGAGACTCGTGAGTCTCAGCCAGAGGGGTTTCTTTAACATCTGGAGTAATCGGAAGGTTGCGATCGTTCTTTGGCACACCTCTCCAAGAACTCGTGATGTTTACCGAAGGTCTCTGGTCTCCAGGTTTGAGGGCGCTCATACGAGAAACCCCTTTCCACGCTCTGTGAGCGCCAAACTACGGGAGATTCTTGCAGACCGGAGCAGTAATCCCTTCTCCACGAGGATATCTACAAGGCCCTGGATGGTGTGAATGCTCTTCACACCCATCTTCTCTGCTAGATCTCGGCGAGAAGGGGAGTATCCTTTCTCGGTATAATAGCCATGCACAACCCTGAGCAGCTCAAGTTGTCGCTGCGAGGGATTTGGAAGTGCTTCCTGTTCAGACATACAGGCAGAGTACAACATCTGTGCAGGAAGACAATGACATCCAGAAGACGGGAGTGTAATCTCTACCTATGCCAGTAACGCGCGAACCCGACACAGCTCGGGAATTTACCGGGGATCTCCTAAGAGAATCGAGCGGGGAGCCGGGATCAAAGCACATGAAGCTCTCGAAAAGACAACGAGAGCTCAACAACCTATGGAGCTACTTTCGTGTTTGTGAGCACGATGGGAAGGGTCACGAGTGGAGCGGGCGTCCCGTTCTTGCTGGGGAGATGTGGGATGCTGTCCAGAAGGAGGGTGTTGTCCCTCCAGGCATGGAAGCTGCGGGGGACGTTCCTCGCGACCTTCGCCGACCTGTAGCACCTCTCGGAATTGCCAGAAACATCATTTCGAGATTCACAGGACTTCTATTTTCAAACAACAAGCAGCCAAAAGTGCTTGTTCCAGACGACGAGCGTACACAAGACTATCTGGGAGCTCTTCTGAAACAAGGTGAGTTCTGGGCGGCGATGATTCAGGCTCGTAACTATGGAGGGGCTACAGGATCGGCTTGTGTGGGATTCAAGATCGTGGATGGAAGGTGCGAATTCGAAGCACTCGATCCCCGCTGGACCGAACCTGAGTTCAATGGTCGAGGATCGAAGCGTCTTTCGAAGCTAACCATCCAGTACACCTACTCTGAGGAAGAGAAGCAAGACGACGGAAGATACAAGCAGGTTTGGTACTGGTATCGACGTGTCATCGATGCAGAGAACGATACTGTCTGGGTTCCGATCAAGTGCAGGAACAAGGAACCTCGTTGGGAGTACATGCAGCGAAAGAGTGTCCCGCATGGTCTCGGTTTTGTTCCGTACGAGTGGATTCAGAATCTACGTTCTGAAGATGAGATCGATGGGGATTCAGACTGTCACGGCGCGTACAGGATGCTCGAGGCTGTTGATCAGCTTCTCGCAGAAGTCTGGTATGGCACCGTTTCAAACTGCGATCCGACTCTGAACATCGTCACGAATATGGAGAACCCCGGTACTCTGAGGAAGGGATCGGACAATGCACTATTTCTTGGCGAGAATAGCTCAGCTCAATACCTAGAGCTGAGCGGCTCTGGCCCTACCATCGGTATCACTGTTCTCGAGAAGCTCGAGGAGCGCATCTATCGTCTTTGTCAGTGTGTTCCAGATCAGATTCTCTTCCAGAACAATGGAGAGAAGACGGCGATGGAGATCGAGCGCATCTTCCACTCCATGATCGAGAAAGCTGACTCCCTTCGAGAGCAATATGGACCCGCCATCATTCGAATCTGCGAGAAGGTTCTTGCCGCTGTGCGTACAGTCGAGGGGATTCGCGTTGTCGAAGGTGAGGATGGTCAACCAAGGAAGATCCGCTACCGAGTTTATGTACCCAAGCGTGTAGTTGCACAGCCCGATGGAGATCAGGTTACGATCCCTCGAGTTGTAGGCAACGGCGTGGTGTGTGAGCTTCAGTGGCCACCATACTTCAAACCTACCTTCACAGATATTGAGACCGCACAGCGCATTGCTACAACAGGCAAGGACTCCGAGGTTCTGACGAAGGAGTCGGCACTTCGCTACTGGCTTGGCTTTACGGATCTGGACCCTCTCAAGGAGATCCACGCACTCAAGAAGTCCGAAGAGGATGCTGCGATGTCTGAAGCTGGTGCTGAGGGTGGTGAGGAAGGTATGGAAGAGGGCGGCGAAGCCGCTCCGGAGGAGCCAGAAGGGCCGGATGCTGCGACGTGGAAGGAAGCACTGGCACAGGGTATCTGCACGATCAATGAGTACCGCGAGGGCGCTCTACAACTTGGCGCAATTCCTGATGGTGATCTGACGCTCGTTCAGTACCGTTCGAAGCACCAGGACATCTGGGTGGCCAACACAGCAGCCCAGAGTCAGGAGATGGTCAAGGCAATGGTACAGGCGTCGCAGCCTCAACCAGATCCAAACCAGATGGGCGTCATGGGTAAGCAGGGGGCTCTCCAGAAACCCGGAGCTCCTCGAGTGGCGAAACCGGGGCAGTCTTCCGCTCCGAAAGGCCAGCCTTCAAAAGCTGGAACTTCTCCGTCTTCATCGAAGCCAGGATCGCCC